CGGTGACATTGCGGTCTTCCGAGGCGCGGGACCGGCGTCCAGCACCGATTTCCTTCTTAAGCCTATCATCATCTTCAAGCATTGTCGCGTCCTTTTTTACCGGGGGGTGTTCTTCTGCCGTTCGGCGATCTGGCGGAGCATCTTGTTGCGCATGGCGGGGTCGTCCCAGTAGCCCGCTTCCTCAAGGGATTGGCGGATTTCCGGCGTCACATGCACTTGGATTTTGCGGCCAGCAGTCGGGGTGTGCTCGCGGGTGGTGCCCATCGGCGGAGCCTTCTTGCGGGGGGCGGGAGCCGCCGGCTCGGTGTCGGCGGACGCGCCGCCGAAGCGGGCCTCCACGCGACGGGTCAACTCGCGGTAGTAGCCCTCGGTCGTCGGGTCGTAGCCCTCCGCCAGAAGCCCTTGGTCGATGCGACGGGTGAGAACCGACGCCTCGTCCTTGCCGTTCGGGTTGTACCACGGGTTGGCCTGCACCCATTGCGTGGCGTAGGTGCGCACACGCGGGTCGACAGGCGGCGACGGGTCACGCCGCGTCTCGGTGAACCGCTGCTGCTCGGCGGCGACCTGATCGGCGCGGTATTTGGCCTCGTCACGGAGGCGGATGGCCGCGGCCACGTCCTCGCCGTTGCCCGCCTCCACCGCCCGGGCGATGATCGTCTCGGCCTGACGCACCTCGTCGCGAGCGACGTCAAGCTGCTTGGCGAGGTTGGCCTCGGCCTGCGTGAGGTGGACACCCTCGATGTTGTTGACCTTGCGGGCCAACTCCATGTTGATGTCGCGCAAGGCGCGGACCTCGGCCTCAAGCCGCTCTTGGGCCTGCTTGCGAGCCTGCCGGCGCTTCTGCCGCTTGACGCGGTTGCGGTTGACGATGTCGTCTTCCGCGTCGTCCTGGCTCTCCGCTAGGCGCTCGTCGTCCTCATCGTCGTCCTCGTCTTCAGGCTCCTCGGGCTCCGGCGCCGCGGCTTCGGGCTCCTCGGTGGACTCGGGGATCTCGTCGACCTCTACGATCTCGATGTCGTCGTCTTCGGTCATAACGTCAGCCATCAGGACGCCTCCTCTTCCGCCCCGCGCGCCACGGCCACGATCCAGTCATCCGAGAGCAGGTCGGTCTGGGAAGCGAGCCACGGGACCTTGGTTCCGTCGGGGTATTGCAGGTACAGATACGGGAGAGTCATCTTAGACGTGACGTCGGGGCGCTGCATGTGCACCGACAGCCCCTTCCCGTTCCACCCTTTGCGGGCGATGGCGCCGCCTACCTTTACGTAGGAGAGAGCGCGCTCAAAGTTCATCAGCATTGCCTAATGCTCCTTCAGGCTAGATGAAGGCCTTGACGGCGAGCGGGTCGCCCGTCACTCGGCCAAGGGTGTCGAGGTCGTTGAACAGGGCGAGGATGGCCTCGTCTGTCCCGTCCAACGTCGGGACCGTCCAGCGATCTCCGCCGTACTTTGGGACGCGAATGAAATCGCCCGGTGCGCACCACGCGCCTTCAGGCCACAGGACCATCGTCTTGCGGTTGTGGAAGGCGAGGGGGCCAACGGCGAGAACCTTGGCCACCTGAGTGTTGTAGTGCTCGGTCTCGCGGGTGTCGGCAGTCAGGATGATGCCGCCCTTGGTCTTCCTCTTCGGGGTGCGAAACTGCACCAGAATCCGCGAGCCGCCCGGTTCAAACTGCGGGTCGCAAGGCGGAAACGCCTCGTCCACGGTGCCGTAGTCAAAGGTAATCTTGTTTGCAAGGCTTTGCATGTGTGCTCCTTAGATGTCGAACTTGCCGCGTTCCGATTCCTCAAAAAGGTTCGCGATCAGGTTCCAGGTTCTCTCGTATCCCTCATAGAGACCGACGGCTCGGCCATACTCGAAGGCGTCCCGCCCAGAAGGCGTAATCAGGAGGCCCCGGGCGAGTTCGGCTTGCGCCTCCTTCAGCCTCCTGATCAGCGTGTCGGGATTCATTTGGGCGGCAGCGGCCCCTTGCGCGCGTTGTCAGGGCGCGGCTTGCCGGTCGTCGCCAGCATGTGGTGCTGGGGGACCGGCCCTTTGGTCTTGTCAGTCGGCTTGGCCATCAGGAGGTGTCCTCTAGGGCTGGGGGTTGGGGTTCGGGTTCACCGCCGGCTCGTCGCCGCCCATCTGGGCGAGCAACATGGCCGTCTGGTTGTCGGCGTCGTTCATGGCGACGCGAGCCTGCATCTCCATCGCAGCCCGCTGGTCCTCGGCCTGCTGCTGCATCTGGTCGGCCTGCATCTCAGCCTCCAGCTTGGCCTGCTGCATCTGCGCGTCGACCTGATTGTCCTGCTGCTCGATCTGGAGGCGCTGGGCGTCGTATTGCGCCTTGGCCTGATCCGCAGCCGCCCGACGCTCGGTCTCGGCCATGGCGGCTTGGACAGCGGGGTCCTGCGGGGCTTGCGGCGACATGGACTGGAGCATCTGCACGGCCTGCTCGATGACCGGCGGCATGTCGCCGAACGCCTCGGCGGCGCGCTGCGACACGGTGTTCGACGCTTGCGCCAGCATCCGGTCGAAGGACTGCTTGTCCGCCACGCTCTTGTTCTCGCGCACGGCGTCGCCCATGTCCATGCCGGTCGCCTGATTGCTCAACTCGTAGACCTGCTGGGCGTACCACAGAGCCATGTGCTCCTTGATGTGGTTCAGCACACCGGGCAGGAACTGCGGGGCGATCAGCCGGTTGGCCCCAAGCACCGGGTTCAGCATGTAGCCGAGGTGCGCCTCCAAGTGGGCGATGTGGTCCTGCTGCGGGAAGGCGATGACAGGCCGGCCCATGGTCATGGCCACGTTCTCGGCCACCGCGTTCTGCTCCTTGGGCTCGACGGGCGGCACCAGCAGGTCAGAGGCGTTGGGGACCTTCAGCGTCTCAAGGATCCGCTCCTCCACCTTGCGGGCGTTGTAGAGGTTCGGCTGGACCGCCGCCCGCTGGGCGATGGTCTGGATTTGCGCGATGCGCTGGGTCTCGGAGAAGATGTTGGGGTCGCTGACGGGGATGACGTCCATCGGCCCGGCGAAGTCAGCCTGGGTCGCGATCTCCTCGCCGAGTTCATCCTCCTGCGCAGCGTCGTCGAGATACATGCCGTTGAGGCGATGCAGGATGCCCAGCAACCGGCCCATGGCGTTGTGAAGCCGCATGTGGATGGCGCTGAACACCACCATCCCCTGCTCGATCTTCGCCATGGTGGTGCCGACGGGCACGTTTGCGTTACCATCGGACACGTCGTCCATGGTGGTGCGCACGACGCCCTTGCCCGACTCCACAAGGAAGCCGAGCAGTTGGAACAGCACGGCGGAGGGCTGGTTGAACGGCAGCGGCATGGCCACCTTGCGGATGTCGTCCGCGCCGATGCCACCCTCGATCTGCGCCACTTGCGTGGGCTGGATGTCGATGGTCTGGCCACCGATGCCCGCGCCCTTCAGTTGCAGCATGGTCTGGCTGTTGCTGATGTGCGCCGCGTCCAGAAGCGCCCGCAGAGCGCCCGTAGCCGCAGCGGACAAGCCGCCGATCATGTGCGTGATGCCGATGGGGTAGGCGCCCCGCCACGGCACGAAGGGGAACTCCACGAACCACTGGAGTTCTTCCTTGGTGTCGTCCTCCTCGTCCCAGTTGCGATAGATGCTCAGGACGCAGGACGTCGACTTGTCTATCGTGATGATGTAGGGCGCCGGCCCGTCCTCGATGTCGACGGTGGTGTGGACCTCGAAGACCGTGCGCAGGCCGTCCTCGTTGTAGGCGGTCTCCTCGCGCCCCTCGACCTTGTCGTTGGCGACATCGGCCTTGGTGCGGTCGGGGTCCATGCCCACCGGAACCAGGTCCACGTCGCGATACATGCCGGACTCGACGCGCTGGTCGTAGTCCAGTTGCGTCAGGTACTGGACGTGGGTCTTGCGCTGCGCCGTGTAGAAGTTGGTCGCCGCGAACGGAATGAGCATCTCGTCGATAGCGACGAACAGGAAGCTGGGGCGGTTTTTCGCCTCTTTCCAGCCGACCTTGAGGTATTGCGCCCCGCCCAGCGGCACCTGCGTCAGAAGCTGCTCCAGTTCCGAGCGGAACTCCGGGGCCTGCTTCGTCAACTGCCAGTTCATGTAGGCCGTCTTGCGACGGGCCTTGGCGATCTTGTCGCGAGTGACCTTGCCGGGGATGAAGTCCTTGACCGGCCCGTTCGCCGGGAACAACTCCTTGATGGCGCGGGACGAGAAGTCGACACACGCCTCGGTCAGAAGCGGGTGGACCACGCGGCTGGCCCCTTGGAAACCCGCCCCGCCGGGAGCATCGTCCCCGAGGCCTGTGCGCCGGATGCCTTCCTCATACTGCTCGTCGCGCTTGGACCGAGCCTCCCGGTCTCGCTCCACGAACTCAAGGATTTGGCTGGCCAGCGCCTTGAGTTCGGTGTCTGGCAGCGTCTCGGCCAGGTTCTGAAGGAAATCTGCGGACGGCCCGTCGCTGTCGTCCTCGTCCAGCGTGACGATAGCGCCGCCGTCCTCAGTGTCGACGACGTCGGTCTCCTCGTCCTCCAGTTCGTAAACCTCGCTCTCTTCCGGCTGATCGTCTTCGGGATCCATGCGGGCCTCAGATAGCGTAGGGGTTCACGCGAGTTTTCGGCGGGGCCGGGGCCTCGCGGACGGACTTGCTTTCTCGCTTTACACCGGAAAGCAGGCCCTTGTCCATGATTACGCGCGCGGCCTGACTGAAAACGTCAACGAAGTCGTCGTGCTTGATGGACCCGCCGCCCCGGAATGAGCAAAGTTGGTCCAGCGCGGGCTCGGTCCAAGTGCGCGGCTTGCCGGGCCGCTTTTCGCTTTCGGGTAGCCAAAAATAACCACGGGCGAACAGGTGGCTTACCATGTGCAGGCGGGCCAGCTTGTCGGCGCGACCGGGGTTGTAGGGATAGGCGTGTATGCCTTCCTTTGACAGCGACTGGCGCAGGCTGATGCCGCTGCCCTTGTCCTCGATGACGAGCAGATCGGGCTTGCGACCGCTGGTCATGGGCTTGGAGGGGCCGAACATCGGCTTGATGAGCGAGGTGTCCTCGTCATCACCGTAGGCCACGTTCAACTCGCGCTTCACCCGGGTTATGAGGTCTGGCATCCCGAGGTGGTCGCTCCAGCAGTCGAGGACCAGCACGTTCATCACGTCCTCGTGCCAGAAGATGCCGAACACGGCGCAGGCCGACGGGTCGGGGTCGTGGGTCCGCTTGTTGAGGGTCCGCTCGGTGAAGGCCGTGTCGAGGGACATGATGATCCACTCGAACTTGGGCAGCGGCTTGCTGGCCGGCCACAGCTTGAACCACGAGCGGGCGATGATGCCGCCCTCCTCGGCGTCGATCAGTTCGCCTTCCAGTTCCTGACGGCCAAGTTTGGTGCCCTCGTACTTCTTCAACTCGTCAAAGAACGACTCGGCGAGGTTTTCTCGGTTGTCGTAGGTCGAGCCGCGGATTATAATGCGGCCTTCCTTGGGCTCCGTCAGCTTGCGGATCAGGGTCTTGGGCTTGGGCGTCGAGGTCCACACGACCTGCGGGTTGACGCCAAGACGCCGGCCAAACGCGGCCTGGTCCCATGTCTCCTCGTCGCGCGTCCACGCCGCCAATTCATCGCACCAGTCACCGGCGCTGTTCGGCCCCCGCAGGCGCTCCGGCTCCTCGGCGCCGAAGCCCCGGATTGTGGCGCCGTTGACCAGCGTGATTTGCAGGTTGGTCTTGTTGTAGTCGGCGACGAGTTCCGGCGGGATGACCGTGAGCAGGCCGGATTGGCCCTCGAAGCAGGTGAACCGCACGTCGTTGAGCGTCGGGGCGATGACCCGGAACGGGAACTTGTTGGTGTCCCGGTAGGCTTTCTGCCCGAGCCACTCGGCGCCGACCCGGGTTTTCCCGTACCCGCGCCCGGCCTGCACGCCGATCTGCGACCACCCCGTCTCGGGCAGCATCTGGTCCGGTCGAGCCGTCGCGCGCCAGCGGGCCTGCCAGTCGAGGAACAGCAGGTCCTCCTTGGGCAGGGCCATCAGTTGCTCGCGGGTGAACATCAATGCAGTGTCCCCAGCAGGTCGAACATGTCGCACGGCAGCAGGACGTAGCCGCTCGGGGCGCCGCAG